ACACTGATAGCAAAGGAGTAGCAATGACAAAAGAACAGAAGGATCATCTTGATCGGTTGAGGAAATTGCATGAACAATATAGGAAAAGGAGAATAAAATGCCGTTTATAATTGCTGGAGTCGTAAAATCTATGGCACTAAGTTTCCTGGGTAATTCAGGAGTAATAGAAAAAGTGATAATTTTGCTTTTGGAAACTTTAGCCAAGAAAAGTGACTCAACCGTTGATGATAAATTGGTGGCTTTGCTGAAGAAGTCATTGGAAAAGAAGACTGCATAACTAGCAGTTGACTCTACCCATGTGGATTGGAACCAGGAGACAATTTCATGGGCTTATAATAGGTGGGATAGCTATGATGATCACAAAGAACTTTTCCACGGACGAGATGCACTGCCAGTGTAACTACGGATGCGGTCAGGATGAGATGGATGATAATTTCATGCGGATGCTGCAGGAACTTAGAGATCAGGCTGGATTTGCTTTTCGGATCAATTCGGCCCGGAGATGCCTCAAGCACAATTCTGCAATTAGTTCTCACAAAACGAAGGCAGGTATCCATACATTTGGGAAGGCAGTAGACATTGCCGTTGGGCATATAGGAACAACCCAAACTCTGAAGCTCATAAAACAGGCACAAGACCTTGGTTTTACAGGGCTGGGGCTGAATTTGCGAGGCCCAAGGAGAGGGCGTTTTATTCATATTGACAATAGAGATTCGGATTTTTCACCCCCAGCCGTATGGACATATTGAAATGGAAATTAAACTTGAGCTTGATAACGGTTTTGTTTGTCATTTTGAGCCTGACTTCCGGGTGCAAGCAAATAGAACCGATCAAACCAATATATCATGGCGATTATCCGGTGGAAATGCTTCGGTCAATGTGGGCGTTCTGTGTCCAGAACTTTCGCCAGAAAGCACCCCAGACTCCACCGTTTTTAGTTGGTCAGATGTGTGACTGCTATCTCAATGAAATGCGGAAGACATATTCTGCCGGGAGGGTAAATAAGCTGCCGGATATTGAAAGTAAACGGATGGGGCAGATGCTGACTTTAAAGTGTAATGTCCAACCGAGCAGAAAGTTGTAGAAATGGGAGAAGCAATACCGGAAAAGCGGCAAAGCCAGAAGCAGAAAATGCAATGGCGAAGCTATGTACTGGAAAAGTTGCCTGTCATAGACATCAATTATCATGTAGATGACCAGAGAAACATCTGTGAGATAGTTGCAAGACATCCACATAAAAAGGATTATGGCCCAGGAACTGAATAAACTGGAAGAAATAGACCGTCAGATTGCTGCAGCAAAAAGACAGAAACTGGCCCTGGAATGCAAGGATGATTTATTAAAGTTCATTAAGTTCACGATGCCGAAACCTAATGATCATAATAATATTGACAAGTCAATGTTTCAGGATGCAAAGCATCATCGGGCAATTGCAAAAGTATTGGAACAGGTATCAAAAGGGAAGATTAAACGGCTGATAGTAACTCTTCCTCCCAGACATGGTAAATCAGAGATGATCTCAAGGAGATTCATCCCCTGGTTAATGGGCAAGGATTCATATAAGAACATAATATTTGCAACATATAATGAAGATTTTGCGCAGGATTTTGGTGCTGACTGTAGAGCAATTATGTCAACTCCACAATTCCAGCAGGTCTTCCCGGATTTCGCATTCAGGCAAGGTGGAGCCTCAAAATCAAGGGTGCAGACAGAAAATGGAGGCATGGCAGTTTTCGTGGGTCGGGGTGGGTCTATTACTGGTCGTGGTGGGGATACATTAATTGTTGATGATCCCATCAAAGACAGCGTTGAAGCATTGTCTCCAACCTTGAGGGAAACACTATGGTCATGGTTCACCCAGGTCTTTATGACTCGTTTGATGACAGAAAAAAGTTCTGTTGTGATTGTGACTACAAGGTGGCATGAGGATGATTTGGTGGGAAGGCTCACTGATCCGTTGAATCCTCACTACACTGAGGAAGAATGTGCAAAATGGAAGATAATCAACCTCCCGGCAATAGCCGGGGAGGATGATCCATTAAAAAGGGAGGAAGGAGAAGTCCTCTGGCCTGAGAGGTTTAATAAGAAGTTCCTGGAAGCTCAAAAGAACCTTGATCCAAGGGGTTTTTCAGCACTTTACCAGCAACAACCATCCCCGGAGGATGGTGACTTGTTCCAGAGAGATAATATTCTCTTCTATGAAAAAAGGAACTTACCAAAAGATTTACGGATATATGCTGCATCAGATCATGCAGTTGGAATTGATAAAACCCGGCATGATGCAACATGCATAATTATTGTAGGAGTTGATGAGAAGGACGATATTTATGTTATTGATTGCTGGTGGGCAAAACAGCCCTCAGATGTAGTAGTAACGGCAATGCTGGAGCTGATCCAGAAGCATCGGCCTCTTATCTGGTGGGCCGAAAAAGGCCATATTACAAAAGCAATCGGGCCGTTTCTGAGAAAACGGATGTTTGAAACCAGGACTCACTGCAGGATAGAAGAAGTTACGCCAGTTACAAACAAAGTCCAAAGGGCACAGTCTATTATAGGCCGGATGGCAATGCAGAAAGTATATCTTCCAAAGGTGGCATCCTGGGGAATAAAGGCAGTTGATGAATTGCTCAAGTTCCCAAATGCAAGGCATGACGATTTCGTGGATGCTCTTTCATGGGTGGGGATGGGCTTAGGTGATCTCAATGCACCAGGTGGTAAAAAAATACGGAGGACATCTCCAAAAATTGGGACATTAGCTTGGGTTAAATGGGACTCAAGAATGAGACAGGAACAGTTAAATATTTCACAAACAGGTGGTTTTTAAATGGCAGAATTTGATGCACTAAGTATGGATGTTTCTGAGGAAGAAGAAGAAGAAATAATCCCGGAACCAACTACAAGAAGACAAAACCTTGTTAGTTCATTGCAAGCAAGGGTACAGTCTGCAAAACAGTTCCACAAGAAGGCTTTTGATCAAATGAAGGCTGACATGGATGCTGCATATAAGGGATATGCAGACAAAAGTTGGGATGATGAAAAATACGTTGCAAATATCCTCCAGAGACACGTTCAACAGCGAACTGCGGCACTCTATGCCAAGAATCCAAAGCCTGTAGCCCAGAGAAGACGTAGGTTGGATTATAATATATGGGACGGAGACCCAAAATCACTGGCAATGGCCCACAGTGAGATTAAGGCGGCCCAGCAGAATAAGTTCCCTCCACGCCCCCTTGCTATGCAGCTTGTGAAAGAGTATGAGGAAGTCCAGGGGCAAAGGAAAATGATGGATAAGGTATCAGAGTCGTTGGAGCTTCTTTTTGATTATTACATGAATGAGCAAAGACCTACCTTTAAATCACAAATGAAAGGCTTAGTCAGGAGAGTTATTACTACTGCAGTGGGTTATGTCAAAGTTGGATACCAAAGGGAAATGGACAGGCTACCAGAGATTTCTGTTAAAATGTCTGATATTCAAACTCAGGTTGATCATTTACGCAGAATTGCTGCAGAGGCAGAAAAGGGAGATATTAGTGACGATGATGCAGAAATGGAAGAACTTTTGCTCTCGCTTAAAAGCCTGCAGGAAGAACCTCTGATGACAATACAGGAAGGACTCCTTTTTGACTTCCCTGAATGCGATGCAATTATAGTAGACCCCATGTGTAACCAGCTCCGGGGTTTCGTGGGAGCAACGTGGGTTGCACATGAAATGTATCTCTCTCCAGAAGAAGTGATGGAAATTTATGATACGGACATCAAACAGAAATACATGCAGTACGATACGAAAGGTAGGTTGACAGGTTCCCAAAATCCACATTCCGGTTATGAATTTGATGGAATGACTCCAGAGGATATGCGTGGGGGGCTTGCGCTGATATGGGAAATTTATGATAAAAACTCAGGCTTAATGTATGTGGTATGTGATGGACATAATGACTTCTTGAAGGAACCTACTGCACCACCAATTAAATTGGAATCGTTCTGGCCCATCTTTTCGTTGTCATTTAATGAGTGTGAACATAAAGATAATTTATATCCACCTTCTGATATAAAGCTGTTAGCTCCAATGCAACACGAATACAATCGTGCCAGGCAAGGACTGAGGGAGCATCGCAGAGCAAACAGACCAAAATATGTCGCTCCTGCAGGTATGCTGGAAGATGCAGATAAGGCACTTCTTAGGAATCCTCCTGCAAATGCAGTCCTGGAATTGAATGCCCTGTCTTCAGGTCAGAAAGTGGATGATGTACTTCAACCTGTAAAACAAATTGGCATTGATCCAAATTTATACGAAGTTTCTTCTATTTTTGATGATGTCCAGTTAGTTGCAGGCCAGCAGGAAAGTACATACGGTTCTATTTCTAAAGGTACTGCAACAGAGGTTTCAACTGCAGAAGCAAGCAGGATGTCTGCACTTGGAGCAAATGTTGATGATTTGGACTCATTTATGAGCGAAATCACAAGAGCTGCAGGTCAGGTGCTACTGCTTGAAATGTCACCGGAAGAAGTAAAAAGAATCGTGGGGCCAGGTGCAAAATGGCCTGAGTTTAACAGGGAAGATATATTAAATGAAATATTTCTTGAAATTGAGGCAGGATCAACAGGCAAACCCAATAAAGCAGCCGAACTGCAAAATATTGAGCGTATAATTCCCTTCTTGATACAAATACCGGGTATTGACCCAGGTTTTCTGGCAAAAGAATTACTTAAAAGACTTGATGACAAGATGGAATTTTCTGAGGCAATTACAGGGGGTTTCCCTTCAATTGTTGCCCAGAATCAGCTTCAAGGCGCAAGAGAAAACGTGCAGAGGGGTGGAGAAGCCCCTGAAGCACAAGGCGGTAGGGGGAGAGGTAATGCTCCCCAACCAAGCCCTAGAGGTGGGAGGAAAGGTCTACCTGCAGGGTAATTAATATTAACCTATAAACTAAAGGACGGTATGGCTGAAGAGCTAAATGAAATGGAATCGTCCCCCATTTCCGAAGAACAAGTTGTAGACGAGTCTTCCACGACAGAGGGAGAAGAAACATCTTCGTCAGATGTTGCGGAAGTTGAAACTGAGCAATCACTTCTGGATGTAGTGCAGGATGCACTGCCAAAGGAAGAGGTTGTTGAAGAGACAGCTTCTGAAGAGATAAAAACCGAGGAGGAATCGGAATATCAGTCCGAAACTTCAGCAGAGGCAGTCGAACCTCAAGCTGAAATGGATGATTGGTCAGACGTTCCTTTTAATAAGCATCCAAGATTCAGAAAACTCATTGCCGAAAAAAATGAGCTAAAAAAACTTTCCGAGCAGTTCCAGGGAGATTCTGAACAATATCAAAAGATCGTGGATTTTATAGGTAGTAATAACCTCACTGCAGATGATGCGGCAGAGGGATTCAGGATTATGTCATTAATAAAGAACAGTCCTGAAGATGCCTACAAAATCCTACAAGGTCATTTGAATAATATGAATCGACTAACTGGGAAAAAACTGCCGAAAGATATTCAAGGTAGACTTGATGACGGTTATCTGGACGAGGATGCTGCAAAAGAGCTTAGTCAAACGAGGGCTAAATTGGCGCAGGAACAGCTTTTACGCAAACAGGAACATGAAAATGCGAAAAAAGCTCAACATGCATCAACGAAGAAAAGGGCAAATGCCCAACTGAATCACTTGAGAAAAGTGGTGAAAGATTGGGAGGAAGTCACTCGAGGCTCTGACCCGGATTTTACTCTCAAACAAGAAGAGATCAATGACCGTGTGGTAGCGTTGGTGAATGAAAGAGGTAGACCTGTAACATCACAACAGGTATTAGGTATCGCAAATGATGCTTATGAAACTGTTAATGAACGGTACAAGTCTCGCATTCCTTCTCGCCAGCCTATTCGCACATCAACAGGTGGAAAACTCGGGGGGACTCCGCATGCGGAGCCTGGAAGTCTAAAGGATGTAATTTCTAGAACACTTTCAGAATCTGTGGCGTGATTCTTACCATAATTA